AGACGGTACGATTACCGAAGAGGAAAAGACACTCTTAAAAGGTCTTGAAGAAGATGTCGCTGCCGAAGAACAAGTTGTTCCAAGCAAAGATGACGAAGAGAAGGCCATTGACGAGCTTGCAACAAAACTAGCGAAAGCATTTGAGTCTAAGACTCAGAAGCCAGTAGTTGAGAAGGACGCAAAAATTGTAGTCACTGATGATACTAAGTACATCGTTGACCCTCAACTTGGTCGTGTCACTGTAAAAGAACTTGATGATATTCAGGTTGAAGTACCAGGCCGTAAGGCTATGGGCAAGACTTTCACATCTGTCAGTCGTAAAACCGTTCACGTTCTCCAGGCGTTCTTCGCTGGTGATAAGCAGAAATTGCAGACACTTGTTGAAGGTACTGGTTCTCGTGGTGGTTATCTCGTCCCAGAAGACTTCCTCAACATCGTTGTTGAAGATAAGCGGGATATGACTGTCATGCGTCAGCTTGCTACTGTCCTACCAGTTAGCACGGATACTATCCACGTTCCAACCTTGGCAAACCGTCCACAGGCAGCATGGCGATCAGAAGCAGCAGTCAAAGCAACTACTACCGTAGACTTTGGCGAGATTGTTCTGACACCATACTCTCTTGCAGCTATCGTTAGCTTGTCAAACGAATTGGTTGCAGACGCTAGTCTTGGTGGCAACATCGTCTCATTGGTCGCACGAGTTATGGCTCGTTCATTGGCCGAAAAAGAAGATCAAGCCTTTTGGACTGGTGATGGTTCTGGTAAACCAACTGGTATCGATAACTACTCGTTCACCACACTACAAGGTGGTTTGACCGACACAACTCGTGCGGATGCTATCATCCGTTCTATCTACACACTGCCTCAGGGCTACCGTAGTAACGCTGTGTTCGTTGCAAACCGCAACACTTGGGCTAAGATTGCAACACTCAAAGATTCTCAGAACAACTACTTGTTGTCAGATCTTGGTAGTGCAGCAAGTCCTACGCTGCGTGGACTCCGAACGATGGAGCAAAACGATATTGCAGACGGTAAAATGTTCGTCGGTGACTTTAGCTACTACTACATTGCAGACCTTGAAGGTATCACTGTTGATACTTCACAAGAAGCTACTGTGGCTAGCCAGAGTGCCTTTGAACGCAACCTGACATTCGTCCGTGTTGAGGAAAGAGTTGACGGAGAACTGACGCTTACACAACCAATTGTGGAGATTCAGGGACTCGGCGGCTTCTAGTCAACATGACTTGCCCTTTGCCCTTCTCGGAGGGCATTGGGGAGGATACATGTTAAGAGTAAAGATAATTGCACCACACAAGAAGTACCGAGTAGGCCAAACAGTCGAGTTGTCTAACAATGAAGCATTTGGTCTTATTGATAGTGGTGTGGCAGCAATCACTAAAGACATGGTGTCTACTAACGATTACAGGATAAAAAAACGTGGCTGATCTCTATACCTATGCACTAACTTCGCTGTCTGACGTAAAAGAAACGTTGGGTATTAGCGGAACATCTAAAGATAACCTGTTGATACGAAAGATTAACCAGGCTACCGATATAATCGAGGGCTACTGTGCGTTGCCATATAATCACCATTTCAAATCTACGACATATACGAACGAGGAGTATGACGGTAGTGGTGCAAATACACTCAGCCTTAAGATGCGACCTGTGACAGCTCTCACTACCTTACAACGCCGACAGACCACACAAAATGAGGACGATTGGGATGATATAGAGGATGATTCTTACTTTTCAGACCTGAACGCAGGGGTTATTGAATTCTTATCTAATCAAGGGCTGGCATGGAACGGATATAGAGTGACATACACCGCAGGGTATACCACCATCCCAGCCGACCTTGCCGAAGCGTGTGTCACACTAGCTGCTTATTTATATGAGAACGGAGCAGCTGGTACAAGTGTTAAGCGTAAGAAAGAGGGTCAACGTGAGCTGGAGTATTTTGAAGTGGCTGCAACTGGTGGCTCTTCTCTAGTGGACAGTCTTGGACTTTCTGGTTCGCTCTCTAGGTATCGCAACTATATACTCCTAGAGGATAAGTAGATGACTGTCTTTTTCAACTCCCACGACATCCAGCTCTACCGCAGGAGACGTATCGGTTCTAGTAATCGCTATGGCATGAGTGCTACCCTGACCGTCATACAGGCCGATATACAGCCGGCAAGCCGAGAACGCATCGAGATGGTCGAAGGACGCTTTGGAGCGGTCTGGGACTGCTTTATGGATGCCACAATAGACATCAAAGAGGGTGATCAAGCTGTAGATACCGCAACGAACAAACGCTACTCGGTCAAGGCTGTTAATACATGGGAGAGTGCTGGTCTATTAGACCACAAGGAGATAGTCCTTGTCAGCATTGATGGATAATGCCTGAAATTACGATTACTATCAAAAATTTGCCTGAAATTAAGATGGCATTTAAGAAATCCCCCATACTTATGGTCAGGGAGCTGAACAAAGCTATCCGTCGATCGATTGTATCTGTAGAGCGAGACTCTAAATCCAATACCCCTGTTGATACAGGTAGGTTAAGATCTTCTACATATGACCGGTTTACAAACCTAACTGGTGAAGTAGGAACGAATACAAGCTATGATATATATGTTCACGATGGTACTAGGTTTATGAAAGCTAGGCCATATCTATGGGATGCCGTGGGTAAGAATGAGAAGGTCATTGATGATAACTTTGAAAAAGCTGTCGAAAACGTATTAGATGAGATAGGGAGCCAGACATGAGTGTATCCATACAAATCAAAGACCAAATAATAAACAAGTTGGAAAGTCTGAGCACTATCCAGTCGGTATATCCTGCCATCAAACTGAACCCCAAGGGCTACCCAGCAGTCTACATAACTGCTAACACCGAGGAGGGCGAGTTTAGCTCGAACGCCGAGAACTCCCGTGTCTATACCTATAATTGTACAGTTATATTCCCTATAGGTCAGGACTTTGTGGCCGAAAGCGAGCGAGAGCGTATGGATTATGCCGAAGTTACAATAGCCCAGGTGATTGATGATGTGATTAATGTGATTGATACCAATTACGAGATTGAGGGAGCACCGGTCTTATTTGCAAATGCCGCAGATGTCGAGTGGGGATACTCAGATGTTGAGGGAGGTGTGGCCAGGGCTGCTAACGTCATTCTCCGTATCTATACAGAAATTACAGTCGTGTAGTTGTTGACGAAAAAGAAATGATGATGCATATATACCATTATGAAACTAACAAGGAGCAATAATGACTAAGTTTGTAGGCCGAAGAGGTACACTCGGCATCGCTATCGAAGCTACTAGAGGAACAGCCGTGTCTCCTACCTATTGGATGCCATTTGTAACGATGTCATTCAAAGATACGATTGAATCCGCACGAGAAGAGCAGGGCATGGGTAAGATCGCCGACTCTGATTCGTTTTATGTAACCATGCGTATGGGAGAGGGCGAAATCGAGTCACAACTATATGACTCAGCTCTCGGCTACATTCTCACATCTCTACTAGGTGCTGTTCCTGTTACAACAGGTGCCAACCCATATACTCACACGTTTACTCTAAGCCAAAGCAACCAGGCCAAGTCACTCAGTCTCTACTGGACAGACCCAGACCGAAGTTATATGTTCCCTCTTGCTGTTGTAGACAGCCTACAGATGAGCGTAGAGCCAAGTGGTATCGTGAGTTGGACTGTTGGATTTAAGACTAAAGGTTCACGAGATTGGGCTGCTCAAACACCAAACTTCACAGCCGTTGGTTCTAAATTTCTCCATCAACACCTCCAGTTCCGTCTTGCCTCTGCTATTGGTGGCCTTTCGGCAGCTACTCCTATCTCACTCAAGAGCCTGGAACTAACCATTAGCCGTAACACAATCTTTGACAATGTAATCGGTACTGTTGAGCCAGAAGATGTACTGAGCCAGCAGATAAGCGTAGAGGGTTCCATTAACCTCAACCTAGAGGACGACACTTACCGTAACTATATGCTTGCTAACACTTATCGAGCTGCGGAGATCAAACTGTTCCGCTCAACAAGCTCAAGCCTTACGTTGCAACTGCCACGAGTGGACTTCTCAGAGTGGGAGCCAGACTATACACTTAACGAGATTGCAAAACAAAGCATCAACCTCAAAGCTAACTATGATACTGCCAACGCACTTGATATAATCTCTACTGCAACACTTATTAACACCAAAGTGTCATACTAAGTAAGAGAAAGGGCAACATGGGCAAAATAGTAATCAAACGCAAAGTGACTTTAGAGTTTCTTGGCGAAGAATATAAAGACGGCTACCTCACATTCAAGGCTATCCCTGTAAAAGATTACACGGGTATGCTGGCAAAACTACCTAAAGACGGCGAAGAGGACAACGGTAAGTCAATCACTATGATGCTCGATCTTTTGACTACTTACTTCGTAGAGGGTAAGTTCCCTGACGATGAGGGTAAACTGCAGGACGTCACTAAAGAGGACGTCGGTGATATTGACCAAGAGACGGCAATTCATTGTTTTGAAACTGTAGTCGGGAAGAAAACTGACCCAAAAGACTAGAGGCTTTAAAACAAGCCATCCAGAACGATCACCCAAATGATGAGATCCTGATGTGGCAATACCGCCAACTGCTGCACCTATCCTATGAGGATTTTATGAATGAACCGACCCATGAGTTGTTTACTAATATGCACATATACGGTCTAATTCAAAAGAAGCAACAGTTAGAAGCTAAACACTCAGGATAATCATGGCACAAGCAAACATCAAAGCAGTCATCACAGCAGAAGATCGAGCCTCGGCAATACTGAAAGGGTTTTCTGACCGTGTTGAGAGCATGGGGGCATCTGTTGTCAATGTTGCTAAGAGGGGGGCGGTCGCTATGGGAGCTGCTGCTACCGCAGCCACAGGATTTGCCATCAAGTCTGCTGCCGACTTTGAACAAACCCGCATTGGATTGGAGAATATGCTTGGTTCGGCCGATAAAGCTAGAGCCGTATTATCAGAGGTTAGCAAGTTTGCCGCCGACACCCCGTTTGAGTTTCCGGAGTTAGCTGGCTCAGTTAAACAGTTAATCGCCTTCGGATTCAGTGGCGAGGATGCAATCAAGACCATGAAGCAACTGGGCGATGTCTCGGCTGCTATTGGTGCTCCTATTGGCGACCTGTCTTACTTGATGGGTACACTGAAAACACAAGGCCGAGCATTTACTATTGATATACGACAGTTTGCCCAGCGTGGTGTTCCTATCTATGAGTACCTGGCCAAAGTGTTAAACACAAACGAAAAAGCTCTGACTGGGATGATTGAAGCAGGCAAAGTCGGATTCCCTGAAGTTCAAAAAGCCTTTGAGTTGATGACGTCCGAAGGTGGCAAGTTCCACGGTACTATGGCAAAACAGAGCAAGTCTTTGTCTGGCCTATTCTCTACGTTGAAAGATAACATTGGCCAGACTGCCAGAGAGCTAGTGGGTATCACCCAGACCGGTGATATAAAAGCTGGCAGTCTCTTTGATAGAGTACGAAATGGAGCTGCTTGGCTTATCGAGAACTTGCCCCGTGCTATACAAATCGTTAAGGATTCAATAAACCAGATATTACCAACACTCCAACAGTGGGCAACAAACATACAAGATGTTGCCATACAGGTTGGGGACTATCTTTTACCGAAGTTCGAGGCTCTGTATAATACGATACGAGATAAGATCATGCCAATACTCAACGATCTTTGGCACAATGTAATAGAACCATTGATCCCTGTGTTTGGTACGCTACTCGTTGTTGCTATTGGAGGTGTGGTTGATATATTAAACGGCCTTCTTGATAGCATTGCATGGGTTGTGAAAGCTATACAAGATGGTAACCCATTTGTAATTGCACTTGCTGGAGCATTTGGTCTATTGGCTGCAGAGATGGCTTTCACGCAAGTATTTAATGCTCTGACCATTGGCTTTAATACGCTAAGATTAATCACTATACCAAATGTCATGGCAAGTGTTGGTGCTCTACAAAGTTTGATAGCCCTGCCGACTGTATTTGGGGCAATAGGCATTGGAGCAGCACTTGCAGCACTAGCAATGGTGTATGACGCTGCAATGAAAACAAAACAGGCTATTGATGATACGCTCAATGCGACCCGACAAGCTGGATCCTCAAACGAAGCAGTGATTGGCAGACTACAGGCTTTAGTTAAGAACGGTACGCCACAGCAACAAGAAGCAGCTAGGCGGGCTTTGGCGGGGCTAGCCCAGCAAGGCAGTTTTGCTACTGGTGGTTATACCGGAGCTGGTGGCATAAATGAAGTAGCGGGTATAGTTCACAAAGGTGAATATGTCGTGCCCCAAAGCCAGGTTGACCAGAGCACCGGTATGCCGAAGATGGGTTCAGCTCAGACAGTCAACATTACTGTACAGGCCGGAGCATTTATGGGTAGCCAACAAGACGCTCGACAATATGCCCAGATGATTATGGATGCATGGAACGACCTACAAAGTATGGGTACGGCAAGGAGGACTGCATAATGGCATACATATTAGACGGCACAGAGATACGAGCACCACATGAGCTATCTGAAAAGAACGACAGTCAGTATGCTCAGAACCGAACGCTTGATGGCCAAGTAAACCGTGACTACTTTGGGGATAACAAGCGTGTATGGAGGCTCCAGTATAAAACAACCAATGCGACCGATTATGCTGTAATTAGGGCTATATATAATAGTTATCTATCAAATGCTATTGCTAAGTCCTGGTCTGTAACAGAACCAAACTACACTATATCGGCCACCACAGTACACATAGACCTCATAGAACGGGGTTTCAACGTCAAAGGTGAAGATTACCTGTCCAACTTCGATCTAATACTTACAGAGGCTTAAAATGGTGCAAAGTGTATCATCCGCATTTACCGCAGAGGAACGGGATACCGTCCGTTCTATTGCCCATAGTTTGCAAGTATCCTGGAAAAAGGATACAAACATTGGTAACAGGACATTTACTATTGGGGTTTCGCTTATAGGGGGCAATGATGGGATAGGCATAAACCCAGGGGCTATTGGCGGGGCAAGCATTTATAACTACTTTGATGAGTCTGAGTATGTGATGTCTTTGGCCTGGGAACATGGCTTGAAGATGCCAGCTGGAGGCTTAACGAAAGCAATGGCAGAGGCAGAGATAGATAATACATCGGGTAGGTTCACTCCTCGCTATATGGGCGGCAATTCAGAACTATTTACGTCTGTGCTACCGAGCCGACCATTTATGATTAGTGCTGGGTTTGAGTTTGAGGGGATAGATCAAACTGTACCGGAGTTTGCGGGTGTTGGAACAAGACAACCCAGAACAGATGCCCGTAGCAAACGTTTGCTGTTTCAGGGAGCGGACTATGTGGACTTCTTTCAGAACAGGTATCTTGACCAAGAAATTATGTTCACCGCACAGTTCACGGGTCAAGTTATAGAGACGCTGTTTCAGTCATTAGGTATGTCCACAAGCCAGTATGAGGTAGACCAAGGGATTAATATTATTCCATTTGGTTTGTTCGAGAAGGGCACTCGCTTTGATGGCATTATAGACGACTTAGCACAAGCTGAGTATGGACATGTATTTCAGGATGAGACTGGCAAATTTAAGTTCTGGGATAGGCAACACTGGGATACTGCACCGTATAACTCAGTACAGAGACTACTACTCACAGGTCAGGTTATAAATGCCGAAGCCCCCGACACAGATCACCTTATAAATGTGGTAGAGGTAAACGCCCCCATACGGCAGAAACAGCCGGCACAAACCATATTTAACCTACCTCCTCTCAGCTCTTTCAACGTTCCTAGCAACTCGTTTACGGAACAATTTTTCGAGTTTCAAGATCCTGTGTTGGCACTCACTGACCCTACATCAAGTGGAACAGTATCTTATTTTGTGGCTAATTCATTGGCAGACGGAACAGGTACTGATGTTACCGCCAGTATCACGGTCAAAAATGTTGGTACGTTTGCTAAGAGTGTAAAGTATAGATTCCAGAATAATTCCGCAAGTACAGCATATATAACCCAGCTTGTATTGTCTGGCAGGGTTGCTAAACAAGTAGGTGACCTGTACTATCGAGAAAAAGATGACTCATCTGTTACAGCTTATCAAGAGCACCCCTATAAGATAGACAATCCATACATACAAAATGCGAGTTGGGCAGCTTCACTATCTCGAATGCTACTCAATGATTTTTCAGACATAGAGAATCTACAGAAGTTGACCATCAGGGCTATACCAGAACTCCAAAATGGTGATCTGATTAGTTGGCAAGGTCGCTATTGGAGGGTCTACAATATACGAAGCAAATTAGACCCTGACGTGGGCTTTGTGCAAGATATTATGGTTCTGCAGCGTACAATAACAACGTACTTCCGTATTGGTATGTCTACCATCGGCGGAAGCGATAAAATAGCACCATAGGAGGCGATATGGGAGTAGATCAATCACTAACAGGGGTACCGCAGTTTGATAATCTTGAGGTAATAAAAGTTATGAAGCAGTCATTGAATAAACCCGCCAATACTGAGCAAGTGGGTATATACGTTCAGCATGGACTTGGATATGTACCAGTAATTGAGGGACACTTATTCAATCCAACAACAGATGGTACTTCATACTCAATGCCTCTGCCGGCTATATTTATGCAATACGGATTGGCTGGTGCTCCAGGGGCTGATAACGGTAAAGTTGAACTTGTTGCAAGAGTAACAGCTGATATAAACACAATCTTTTTTGAGATAGTAACCCCTAACCATTCAGGCAGCTCCCAATACTACTATGCGAACAATCTTGACTATAACTTTCTAGTTCTACTCAAGCGTTTCAAAACTAGCTAGATTTTTTGCTGTCCGATTGATCTCTGGTCGCAAATTCCTGTTACACGAACAATCTTGACTTGATTGTATTCAACAGTACGCCATAGGAATACTTTGCTTGTTCCATCTGAGTAGGTGTATTTGCAGTTCTCATTCTCTGTACCAGGTATAGGCTGTATCTCATACGCCACAACCGTAACCGGTGCAGCTTCCGGTTGGGTAGGTGGCTGTGGAGATTCGCTCTGAGGTGTTGACTGCGGCACTTCTGTACGTTGAGAGCTAGGTGGAGTCCCCGTGCTTTCTTGCAAATCTGTTACGTCTGCTTCTGTATTAGTGATGCGAGCTTCGTGATTCTCTACCTGACCTTCTAACTGGTCTACACGTTGAGGTGTATTGTCTTCTGACTGGGCACTGTTGTGGGTTAGTCCATAAGAACCTATACCTGTAACTGATAACAGAACTGCTGATGTGATAAGTAATTTCTTCATAGTGACTACAGTCTATTCTACTTATGCCACAATGTCAATAGTTGTTGACGAATATCACACACTCGGTTACATATAGAGTATGAATATAACACAAGGGCAAATATAAATGGCTTACGCATCTTGGTCAGTAGTCTATGGGGAACAACCATCAGCAGCAAAATGGAACATACTTGGTACGAATGATGCCCATTTCTATTCGTTTCTAGGCGATAACCTTCCGTGGCAAACGTGGACACCTACGTTTGCTAACTTTACAAAGGGTAGTGCTACGGTGACAGCTAAGTATACGCAAGTCGGCAAGACGGTGCACTTTAGGCTAGAAGTTACACTTAGTTCTTCGACAATGGGATCTATTCCTACGTTCACTCTACCAATCACAGCAAGCAGTTATTTGACGGGTACACCAATAGGTCAAGTAGAGATAACAGACACGGGTACAACAACATATACTGGGGTTTGTAATCTTGTGACTACTACCACAGCAAAAATGGTGTATCTGGATTCCAACACAGCCAAACAAAACATAACATCTACTCAACCTATGACATGGGCAAACACTGACGTATTCGCTATTACAGGCACTTACGAAGTGGCATAATTATGACAGATGTACTATCACAATACGGGCTAGCAGGGGTAGTCATCACCGCCTTGGTAGCTGTAGTGGTGTATCAGAACCGTAGAATAGAGACCCTATATGAACAGCGTAGGCAGGACGGCATAGAGAACAGAGATAAGTATGATGCTATCATGTCTGAATTCTCACAGACTGCTAAACTATTGCTTGCTAAACTATCAGGTGGAGGCAGCTAATGTTTTTCAGACGCAAACGCCAAGAGAAAGAGATAGAAGAAATCAAGCAGGATTTTCACAATAGAATAAATACAGATATTAGTATCCAAAAACAAATAAACAAAAAGTTGGCGAATGGTATTACTTTGAAGGTATATGCAGCCACAGGAGGGCATAAATGATAGACGGCTACACAACCGCATCAATAATTATTAGACTAGCAACCATTTGTATACTTACCTATGTGGTGATACGTCAGATACGGATACTCAAACCGCCCACAGAGTTGCAGTGGCTCAAGCGTCTACTCATATCTCTTGTCTGTGTTATGATGTTCAACTCAATCTTATCAGTATATGTGAACTTCCATCGGCAGATTGACGGAAACTTGATACCTAATGCTCGTCATGTATCCGCCATATTTAATGCCCTAACTGGCCTCTGTTCGGCTACTATCCTAGCCATTGTTTACTACCGTAACGACGAATAAGGAGTAGTATGACCGCACAAGACTACGCCGTCAACTTCCCTTACGGGGCTACCTCGTGGCCATATACAGCTCTCCGACCCCACAAAGGTGAGGATAGGCCGTGCCCCATAGGTACCCCATTAGCAATCAATGGACAGGTTATTGGCCTGACGGGTGCGACTGGTGAGGTATACGATGCACAAGGCAATAAGGGTACGCCCGCAGCTGCCCATCTTCATATCCAGGAACACACTGCTGGCAACTATGCCAATGTACGCAAGCCTCAGAACGCATTTAAGCCTGGCGTTGTCATTGGCGTGTATCCTAAAAGTGCGGGTGACGGTACGTTTGGTAAGTTTATAGATATTAGAAGTGATGATGGCTGGGTCGATAGCTATTGCCATCTGAGTCAAATTAACGTCCAAGTAGGACAGAGAGTAGGAGAAGAAATGGCAAACATGGTAGATAGAGGCGGAGTAGATACAGTTTTCAAATTGGCTCTAGATAGAGCACCGACAGAAGCTGAGTACGCTCGGTTCGTAGGCAAGGACTGGGCACCGCTGCTTTTCTGGGCATATACCTCACAAGAATACAAAGACCGCTATGCCAGTCTGGTAGCCAGGTATGAGTTTTGGAAACAGGCACAAGCATTGCTAGGTGACGATGTTACCAAGCAGAACATGGAAGCAAAGATAAAAGCTAAGTACGGCAGTGGCGGTAATTGTACCCCTGACGAACGAAGTTTCCTTGACTCAATGTATAAAATAGTTAATAAGAAAGGTTAATCAGATGGAATACAATCTTCCCCCTAAAGTTCGTGCAGCCCTCTACGCCCTCACAGCCGTAGCTTCACCAGTTGTGGCCTACCTCGGCACTCAAGGCAAGCTAGACGACTTCTATGTCGGTCTGTTTGCTGTTATTGTAACAGCAGTGAACGCACTAGCGTTTGGTAATGTCACAAAGTAGTTGATTTTTAACGTCACTAGGTCTATACCTAGAACATGGAAGCTGACAATAACCCGTTCCCAGAGATAAAGATAATTAAATGCCCACCACCGATGGAGGGTATAGCTCGTGCAATAGCCAGAGTAATACGACCAGTGCCCGACCTTGGTATCGCACATGGCGATCACCAAAACTCAGGAGCAGCAGTCATGATAGACGCTGTACTAGAAGATGGCCGAGAGCAGCCTCAGATTTAATTTTGGAGAGTTTGACGCATTAGTCGCCGAAGGCATTGAGGAGTGGGACGCTATTAAGGGAGGCATGGTGAAACTTATAGCTGAGATAGATGCTGACTTTGCGGATGTTGTCCACAGGTATAACCCTGATGTGGAAATTAGTGATATAAATCACATTGACTAAAATAACCGTAAGCGTATAACTAGAGTGCCAGCACGCACCTTTGTGTTCTCCCAATCATAGATCGTTGGTAACCACCTATTTGCGTATAAAATAAATACATAGAAAAAGACCCGAAGCTGGACGGGTCTTTTTTCTTATTTATGAACGACTCCACATCAGTCATAAATATCTGTGAGCTACAGGACTGATACTAGCCCGTCTCCAAACACTGTACCAGCTACCCTGTAACTCTCCTACTGACTAGCAGCAGGTCTCCTGGCACGTTCGGGAACTAAAGTTTCGTACCTACAGTCTTCGACGGGGATTCTTGTGTTCCCCGCCTACCCCATACCAGGAAATCTACTGCTAGTCTAGGTGGCTAACTATCTTCTCCATGTCTCACCATTATCATAAGGGTTTACGCCATTTACTCCTTTATGGCAATTTGGGCATTCTGACCCTGGACTTATATACTCGTATCGTTGTTGAATTTGTGGCTCTAAAGATGCTCGGTAGGCTTTCCAGTTTCTTCCACCACTTCTGCTCAAAGTTATAGGCATGTCCTGACAGTCACGCTTTACTAGCCATTTCTGACTTGGTTTCAGACACTCATCAAACGACCAGTTGCAGTATTCTATCTCTTTCATTTCTTTCTTGTAACTTTCATATGTTTCGCCCCCAATAACCAGAATGAAAAGTTGAACCTACTGTTATACCACCATACACTTAATTTACTCATAGCCTTTTCTCCCTTTATTTACTCCACCAACTACCTTACTTATACAGTGTCTAGTGGTCAGAGCACGGGAGATTACGGGTCGTTTCACAGTGTTGCAACACCGCTACTGCCGCCCCAACCAGACAATATATACATCCGATTACTCTCCCAGACTCTAACCACAATTAACTGTATTGAACTGATGAGTATGATAGCACCGAGTAGTGGACGACTTTTCTCTCCCTAGGTAGGTGCAGCTCTCGCTGTTCCCTAGAACTTGTCTTGTGTACGTTTGGCGTTATTCTCTCGGACGCTATCCGATACCTTACCTGACCGCCATGCCTGGTTTCGTGTCACCACAAGACCACCGTTGCGTCACTAAATCGGGTCAATTCCCTGCTCCCACTGGTTAATTACTCCAGCTCGGTCGCCCAGCCCTCGCTGCTATCTACTCACCAATTCTATCTATGCAAGTTGTTAACGTTCAGGTGCTCGCAAAAAACGCATCTGTGTATATATTACACCATCAAGCCAATGATGATCTGTGGTAGCGGTGGACATACTACCAACGCTGTCATTATCACAGCCCAAGTTGCTAGTAGACCGACCTTGTGCCGCTTCACTATGAACCATAGGATGCTAAGAGTTCCGAGCCTTGCAAGCTCTTTGAGAGCGTTGTCTTTGGCTGTTACTTTTGTTTTTATTGGTGTTTCTTCGTACTGCATGGTTGCCCTTTCTTTTTAGTAGTACAACTACATACTAGCACAAGCGGTATACTATGTCAACGACATTTTAAGTCTGGCCTCTTTAACAGATACTCAGCTGTGGATAAACTGCCCTTGTCGCCATTGTGAAAGCCACACATAGGCTGTAAATTGTCCTGGTCGCTTCGCTTGGACTGGTCACGACCTCGGCTGATATCGTGGTCTATAGTTAATGTATCTATAGTCAAAGCTCCGCCGCCGATCACACAGTACCAGTAGCCCTCATGGGATGGCGGGTGGTTGCTTATCCACTCGTTCCGGTCAGATACCCATTGCTTGCCGACCTTACCCATACGCTTCATCGGCTTCTTGGGCTTGGCGTTGAGGTTGTATGCACACTTACCACACTTCTTTTGCAGGGAGTTGTACTGCACGAATGTAGTGCCACAACCGGTGCACATACGTTCAATCACTTACCCTCCTTACTATTAGATAGCTGAGCGATACGGCGGTCTACATACTTCGCCCATGAGTTTCTCTCTCCACATAGCCTTTCCCAGTGCGAGCGTATGAATTGAACCTTGAGTTTATTCAGTTCATCGACCCTAGCATCCTCTATTAGTGACTGTAGGGCTGCTTTGGCTTCTACATCAGCTCTTTTGCATGGCTCGCACGTGTTATCTGGTCTACCGTTCGGGCATATCCTGTGCTTGTCCAGTATCGCATCCAACTCATCTGTACTATCTACGCTCAT